GATCGTTCCCATAGGTTACATTTCCATTTGGTGTATTCATTTCCCAGCCACCAAAATCTACAGATTTCATAGGGGCAAGTGTATTGGGAATATCTGCATCTACATGTGCACCGCCTGTATCAACGCAGAACTGGACAAAGATAGGGAGCCCTTGAGGATGTTTTTCAGCTGACACACAGTACGAAAGGGGCGTTTTTAACGCCCGGAAAGGAAAAAACAAAATGAGTAACAACAATATCGCGGCGCAAATCAAACTCTGTGTAGCCGCTATCCTGGGGACGCTGACCGCGCTGTGGGGGTGGTTCGGCTGGCTGGTGGTAGTCTGGGCCGCCATGATGCTGGCGGACTGGCTGATCGGCAGCGCGGCGGCGGCCAAGGAGGGCCGCTGGTCCTCCGCCAAGCTCCGGGAGGGGGCGTGGCACAAGGGCGGCATGGTGGTGATCGTGTGCGTGGCCCTGGTGGCCGACTTTCTGATCGGGACCATGCTGGCCCACCTGCCGGTGGTGGAGCTGCCGTTTACCTACAGCGTCCTGTTAGGGCCACTGGTAATCGTCTGGTACATCATCGGCGAGCTGGGGAGCCTGGCGGAGCACGCCATCACCATGGGGGCGCCCGTGCCGTCCTGGCTGCCGCGGGTCTTGGAGGTAGGGAAAGAGGCCGTGGACAAGGTCGGCGAGGAGCTGACGGACTATCACGAAAACGGGAATCAGGTGGACAGTCATGGCTAACCGGCTGGAGTGCGCCGTCCCGCTGGACGAGATTAAGCGGATTGAGATTTACATCAACAGCCCCCGAAAAAGCCTTGCCTCCATCAAAAAGGCAACCGGCGCGGACTACATCCTCAACGGCACCTTGTACAATATGCGCACCAGCGTTGTAAACTGCCACCTGAAAGCGGATGGGCAGGTGATCGCGAAGCCCGGTTACACCGTCTACGGCATGGCATGGGATACCGGCCCGGACGCCGCTATGGAGGTCTTGCCCAACGCGCGGCGTAACTACATCGCCTGCACGCCGCTGATTGTCCACGGGGACAAGGTGGACAAGCTGATCTACGACCCCGGACAGGGCGGAAAGCGGGGGCGGTCCGCTATCGGCATGAAGGGGGACAGGCTGGCCCTGTACTGTGCCAAAGACGGCAGCGGCGGCGCCCGGACGCCGGAGGCGCTGCGGGACGAGCTGGCGGCGGCTGGCTGGAGGTCGGCCGTCATGCTGGACGGCGGCGGGTCCTCCCAGTGCGATTTCGCGGGGAAGAAAATTACATCTTCCCGAAAAGTCCAGCACCTGATCCTGGTATATGTCAAAAAAGGCGAAGGCTTAGAGCCGGAAGGAGAGAAACCGATGGTAGAAATTAACGCGTATAGCAAACACAACGATGGCAGTAAGAAGCTGTCCACAAACTTTACGGCAAAGGAGTTCGCCTGTTCCGACGGCTCCGACGCGATTTTAGTAGCGCCCCGGCTGGTGATGATTCTCCAGTCCATCCGGAGCCACTTCGGCGCCCCGGTGACGATCAACAGCGCCTACAGGACACCGCAGAAGAATAAGCAGGTGGGCGGGGCCGCGTACTCCCAGCACTGCTACGGCACGGCGGCGGACATCACCGTCAAGGGTGTGGCGGTTTCCAAGGTGGCGTCCTACGCCCGGGAGCTGATGCCCGACTGGGGCGGCGTGGGTACCTACGAGAAGCAGGGGTTCACCCACGTGGACGTCCGGGAAAAGCGGGCGGACTGGAAGGGGTAAAGTAAAATAAGATTTATGGGAGGCTGGTCGGTGCGGCCGGCCTCCTTTTATAAAAGGAGGCGGCGACGTGCCTTCGAATTGGCTTTACATAGATACGAATTTCCCCACCTTTACGGGTGAGGAGTCCACCAACGAGAAGATCAACAGAATTCAGAACTATATGTATATGTTGGTAGAGCAGCTACGGTATTCCCTGCACAACCTGGATCTCACCAACATGAACCAGACCGCCGTTAAGCAGTACGAAAGCTATCTTACAGCCCCCATCTATGGCCGGATTGAGGACAGCGAGGGAAACATCAACGAATTGAAGCTGACAGCGGAGGGACTGGCCGGGAGAATTACAGACGCGGAGGGAAATATCACCGTCCTGACCGCCACAGCCGGAAAACTTTCCGCCCAGCTATCCGACGCACAGGGAAACATCACCGCTTTACAGGCTACAGCGGAGGGACTGGCCGGAAGAATTACAGACGCGGAGGGAAATATCACCGTCCTGACCGCCACAGCCAACGGCCTCTCCACCAACGTCTCCAACATGAGCGGGCAGATCAGCACACTGCAACAGACGGTGAACGGTTTCAGCCTCTCCGCCAGCAACGGGGAAACCAGTTCCACCCTGAAGCTGACTGCCAACGGGATTAACTTTTCCTCGGTGGAGATTTCCTTCAGCGGTGTTGTGACCTTCGACAGCCTGAAAACTTCGGGCAGTACCACCATCAACGGGGACAACATCAAAACCGGGCAAATTTCCGCGTCGTACATAAAGCTGGGCGGGGCGATGGCTGTATACCGCTCCCTGTTAAGCGACCGGCTGGGAGGGTATCTGGGGTACGTCACAGGTTACAACGCCTATGGCGGTGCTACTACGGGCCTTGGACTGCTGGATCCTGACGGGGACTATCAAGTCGTGGTGACAAACGGCGGTGCGCGGATTTCGTCGCCCACCGCAGAGGTCGTCGCGGCGCACAACATCACTTTGGACACGGAAAATAGGATCAACGCCTCCACGGACATCACCGTTACATCGGACAGGCGGAAAAAGGAAGACATCCTGTATGATGTGAACAGCCGGTACGCGGCGCTCTTTGACGCCCTGCGGCCAGCGAGCTTTTTGTACAAGGGCAAAGAGCCCATGCGACATCTTGGGTTTATCGCCCAGGATGTGGCGGAGGCAGCGGAAGCCCTTGGCCTGGGCGAGGCGGACTTGGCCCTCCTGAGCATAGACGAAAAGGGGTATTTCGGGCTGAACTATTCAGAGTTTATCCCCCTCCTCACAGCGAAAATCAAGGAACTTGACAAACGGATAAAGGAGCTGACGACATGAAACTGAAGCAGCGCGATGTCATTTCGGCATACAAGGCGGTTCAGGAACTGGCGGAGGTACGCTTCCCCTACAAGACGGCGCGGGAGGTTGCGGCGCTGCGGCGGCGGCTGCGGGAGGAGTATGAGACGGCGGCGCAGCGGGAGGCCAAGCTGGCGGAGGAAATAGGTGTGGAGGCCATGGAGACAGGGCAGTTTCGGACGAAGGATCCAGCCAAGGCGGCGGCCTTCCGCAAACAGAGCGAGGCACAGATGGACGAGGAGGCAGAGATTGACCTGCCGGCGGTGGACCTCTCCGCGTTCTCGGAAACGCTTCGGGTCTCCCCGGATTGCTTGGAGTCGCTGGAGGGGATCGTATATTTTGAGGGGCCCCCGCCGGAGCTCAGTGGAGCGGGTACGGTGGGGAAAGCCGGAGAAAGCGAAGCGAGGGGAACTCCGGCCGGAGGCCGGAGTGACCGGAGCGGAGCTTTTGACGGCACTGAGAAGGAGGAATCCGCTTGAAGCTGCCAAGCGTCGTCTACTCAGACGGTATCGTGAAGGGGACGCAGACGAAGTTCAACGGCCTGAATCACACGCTGGGGGCCGGGGACGGGGAGCTGTGGGACATGGAAAACCTGACGGGGGACTATTTTCCACTGCTGGCCTCCCGCCAGCCCAGGCGGCTTTACAAGGCGTTGGAGGCCCCCGGCGGCCTGTTCTCCTGGGACGGCCTGTGCTGGGTGGACGGGACGGGCTTCTATTTCCAAGGAGAGCGTAAGGGGACTGTGACAGTGGGGAAGAAGACCTTCGCCGCATTGGGGGCCTACATCGTGATCTTCCCGGACAAGGCGTATTACAACACCGTGGACGGAACCTTTGGGAGCTTGGAGGCGGAGTGGAAAGGGGCTTCCCTTACTTTCACCAATGGGAAACTCTATGGGGAGGACACCGGAGCCAATACCATCCAAGCGGCAGGCGTCAACTGGGCGGACTATTTCAAGGCCGGGGACGCCGTAACAATCTCCGGCTGCACTGTCCATCCGGAGAACAACAAAACCCCCGTTATCCGGGAGATTGACGGGGACAAGCTGTACTTCTATGAGTACGTATTCACCCTGGACGGAACCGGAGGGGACAGCCCGTACACAGAGCGGGGGAGCCTTTCTGTTAAGCGGGCCGTCCCGGACATGGACTATCTCTGCGAAAACGAAAACAGGCTGTGGGGCTGTGAAGGAAATACAATTTACGCCTCTAAGCTGGGCGACATTTTCAACTGGAACGTATACGACGGAGTATCCACGGACAGCTACGCAGTGGACACCGGCAGCGCTGGGCGGTTCACCGGCTGCGTCTCCTATCTGGGCTATCCCATCTTCTTCAAGGAGGACCATATTTACAAGGTCTATGGCTCTATACCCTCCAATTTTGAGGTCATGGGAAGCGCCACCTTGGGCGTGGCGGAGGGGAGTGCGGCCAGTCTTGCCATCGCTGGGGAGACGCTGTTCTACCTCTCTACGGCGGGGATCATGGCCTACTCCGGCGGAATCCCACAGCCCATCGGGGCGGCCTTCGGCATGGAGCGGCACCAGGACGCGTCGGCGGGGTCAGACGGCCTGAAATACTATGTCAGCATGGCAGGGGAGGACGGGCGACACCGCCTCCACGTCTACGACACCAAGCGGGGCCTGTGGCATACGGAGGATCACACAAAGGCGACCCATTTCGCGAGGTGGGACGGCAACCTCTATTTCCTGAATGAGCAGGGCGAGATATGGATTACCGGCAATATTCAAACCCCCCCGGAGTCCACCGCGGAGAACCCGGTAGAGTGGTGGGCGGAGTTCGGGGACTTCGTGGAGAACAACCCTAACAAGAAGGGCGTCTCCAAAATTCAGATCCGGCTGGAGTTGGACGAGGGGGCGGAGATCCGGGTCCTGATCCAATTTGACACGGACGGCGAGTGGCGGAAGGTAAACGGGGCTTTGGGGGAGGGCGTGAAGCGCTCCTACTACCTGCCCATTATCCCGCGGCGGGGGGACCACTACCGGCTGCGGCTGGAGGGCGTCGGCGGCTGCCGGGTCTACAGCCTGACAAGGGAGTATTATTCCGGCTCCGAGCTGAAATCCAAGCCGGGCAGACAATGAGAGGATAGTACATATGGCATACTCTTATGACGATTTCGTATCGGCGGCCAACAAGGCGGGGCTGATGGGTGAGTTTTCCCAATCGGACTTGGCGACAGCAAAAAGATATCCGGAATTTGGGATGTCCATTTTGGGCTTCAAGCAGGATATCCACAAAGCGGACACGCCGGAGAAAAAGCTGCTGGCCCACAGCGCGGCGGAGGAACTGCGCAAGAGCTACGGCAACTACACCGGCGGGGAGACCGGGAGCCAGCACAAGTCCGCCGGGAAGATCCCCGGACAGGTGGACACGGTGCTGGACCAGATCTACAGCTTCCAGCCATCTGAGAACCCCTACAGGACCCAGTACCAGGACGCGCTGGACAAGCTCACCAGCTTTGGGGACTTCTCCTTCGGGCCTGCGCCGACCTATGAGAATCGGTACCAGGAGCAGCAGAAAGCGCTCCTGGACGCCATCATCAACCGTGAGGACTTCTCCTGGAGCAAGGAGCAGGACCCCCTCTGGCCCGTGTACAAGAAGGAATACCTGCGGGAGGGGGAACGGGCCACAGCGGACGCGCTGGGGCAGGCCGCAGCGGCCTCCGGGGGGCGTCCGTCCAGCTACGCAGCCACCGCCGCCGCCCAGGCGGGGGACTACTACGCGACGAAGCTGAACGACATCATCCCCACGCTCTACCAGCAGGCGTATGACAAATATCTGCGCGAGTACCAGATGAAGCTCCAGGACCTGGGGACCGTGAACAGCCAGGAACAGTTGGATTACACAAAGTATCTGGACCAGCTGGGGCAGTATAACACGGATCGGGGCTTTTCCTATCAGAAGTATCTGGACGACTACGCCCGGCAGCTCCAGGGACTGGACGCACTGGAGGGCGCCCAGCGGCTGAACCAGAACATGGGCATGGACGATTTCTCCATCCTCCAGGGGAAGCTGAGCTCCCTCCAGAGCCAGGACGCGGCGGACAGAAATATCTATCTCGACGCGCTGAACCGGGCGGCGGAGAAGGAGCAGCTGGACTACCAGCGCCAGCAGGCGGACCGGGAACTCCAGCAAAGCCAGGTGGACGCTATTTTGTCGGCGGGCGGGATGCCAACAGCGGAGATGATCGCTGGGAGCGGCTACGACCAGACCTATGTGAACGCGCGGCGGGACGAGTACCTCCGCCAGCAGAACCAGAAGACAGCAAAGGCGGCCTCTGGCGAGATCATCGACAGCGGGGGCCAAGACTACGACGGCCTCTTCGCGGCGGCAAGGAAGAGCGGGCACCCCAAGAGCTTCATTGCCAACAATTACAAGAGATATGGCTTTAGCTCCAGCACGGGGCTGTATGAGGAATACCAGAGTGGGGATTACGAGCAGCCCACCGGAGGGGTGACGCCGCCATCCGCCAACGGCGGAAAGGGTACCAGTTACAATATGATCTGGAGCAGGGCCAGAACCATGTCTGACCAAGGACGCTCCAATCAAGAGATCATAGATTTTCTGGAACAGTTCAACGAAGCGCAACTAAGCGACGCGGGATATGACCAGATTGTAAGGGGTCTTGGATTTGACAAGGAGGGTTAATCGTTGAGCAGATGGAGCGAGCATCAGGAGAGGATGAAGATCAACAGCGGGAGAAGCGGGGCATCATCCGCACCCAGCAGCCGATGGGAACGGTATAAGCGGGAACACGGGATCGCGGACCGCGACCTGTCGGCCCCGGCCAACGCCGCCAGCAAGGCGGCCCTCCAGACGCTGAAAGAAACCGGGACGGTGACTTATGGGGGAAAGACCTACACAATCCCCACCGTCACGGCAAAGGCCAAGGCCGGACGGGCGGCGGCACAAACGGCGGAGCGGAACGAGGCGGAGGAGGTTGTTCTCTCTGTCCGGCCCTCTATTGTCCAATTAGAGGAGCAGGCCCGGAGGGCCGCTGTAGACTTGGACACAGATACACTGAACCGGGTGAACCAACAGCTGAAGGAGGCACGGGCGGCGGAGGGAAAGCCCGGTTTCGCATCTAGGGTATGGAATACCGTCAGCGGCGGATTGAAAGGCTCTGGCTCGGCCTACGCCAGCATGGGGGGCTCCACTGTGGAGGCTATGGGCCTTCTCAACCGCACCCTGCGGGACAAAGGAGCCTATGCGGATATCAAAGCAGCCAAGGAAGCCATTTCCAGATATGAGGCCATGCTTGCCAGCGGGAAATATCTGGACGGAACTACGATCACCGACAAGGACCGCGAGAACATCCAGGACATGATCCGCAGGAATCAGTGGACCATCGAACATGCGTATGACCTTGGTGAAACAGAACAGGGGATTGCCAAAGACACGGCGCGATCCGCCTATGACGCGGCGGACAAGCTGCTGGAGGCGTCCCAGACGGATCTGGAAAAGGCCAAGACGGGACTGAAGGAGGGCGGCATCGGCTCCACCCTCGTAGACGCGGGCGCGTCTTTTACCCAGTCCATGGCCGATGCGGGCTTAGGGGCGGCCACTGGCCTTGGCATGGCCCCCTTCGTGGCCCGCTCCCTGGGCGGCGGGATGCAGGAGGCGCGTCTGGGCGGCGCAGACTTCGACGATCAACTGAAATATGGAGCCGCCCAGGCGGCCAAGGAATACATCACTGAAAAATTATTTGGTTTTGCCCTTCCTCAGAAAATCCTTGGAAAGGCTGGAGCCGGCGGTCTGGACGGGCTGATCGAAAGCGGCATCCGTAATGTGACAAACCGCCTTGCCGCCACCGAAGGCGGGCAGAAGGTTCTGGGCGGCGTGCTGACCTGGCTTGCAGGCGGCGCCACCGAAGGCGCGGAGGAAGCCATTGGGGACCTCCTGGAGAATACCATCATCAATCCCACGTTCAAAACCTGGGAACAGGACACGCGATCCGCACAAGAGAAGTGGGAGGACGCGCTGTATGATTTCCTGGTAGGCGGCGTGTCCGGCCTGATGGGCGTGACGAATCTGCTGGGGTATCAGCCGTTGTCCCTGCCGACGCCGGAGGGAATGACTACACAGACGGCGCGGGAGGACGCGCAGGGAGTCCCGGCGGCAAACGGACAGGAACCCACCCCGAGATTGGAAAGCGCCCAGCGGCCCCAACAGGCAACGGGAGAGGCTATCCAAGGAACCCCGACAGGCGAAGGTATCGATTACGCAGCAGCCCTGCGGCGGGCCGGGGCGGACGCCAAGACGGCGGAGACAGCCGCCTATTTCCTGGAGCGGGCGGAAACAGGTGCAGAGCTGACCGAGGACCAGCAGAGGCTGATCCGCTCCACACCGGGCGGCGCGGTCATTTTGGAAACGCTGCAGGCGAGAACGGCCACCGGTGGGCAAAAGGTAACCGCCCCACAGGGGGCGGCGGAAAAGCCGAGACTGGAAATGGCGGACTTCACAAACCCGGAGAGCCCGGTCTGGAACAATGTGGAATACGACGACACCGAAACCCAGACGGCCATTACGCAAAGCCTGCATAAGGATATGGTGGAGGCCGGGGAGATCGTGAAGATCCCGGACAGCACGATTCAGCAGACAGCGGAGGCATATCCGGACCTTCGGTCCATGAAGAAGGACGAGCGGACCCCAGTCCTGCGGCAGAAGATGAACGTGCTGAAAAGCTCCTTGCGGCAATTCCTGGACGGGCTGAAGGGGACGAGCTTCGAGTTCGAGGTTAACGGAAACGTATTAGAGGCGCGGCTTTACAACACGGGCATCCGGGAGGTCATGGAGAAAATCAGCCAGGACAAGGCGTCCATGCTCTATCACAGCGACGAGATTTTCCGGAACGCGAAGTATCTGTATAGCACATCGGACTATGACGGAGACCCCAACGTGTACCGCTGGAATTACTTCTATTCCCCGGTTCAGATTGGGGACGCGGTTGTGGGCGTGCGGATCGCCGTGCGGGATGTTGGAACACCAAGAGAAAGTCAGATTTACAACTGGGGCATAAAAAAAGGCCCATCCTTGGACGATGATGGGCGCGGCAAAAACCGTATTCCCACCGGTGTCTCATCAGCTGAACCTTCTGTTGACGGCACCGCCTTGGACGGTGGACGCCATGGCCCGAAGGTTGCTTCGTCCGGTGTCTCATCTGTAGTGCCTGATACTACGATACCACAGACGGCGGGGGAAGTCAACGGCGGAAAAAATCAAATAATACAGAATGGAGGAGCAAGCGATGGAGAAGGAGCTGCAAGGACTGTCCCTGCCCACACTGGAGGATGGGACCGCGGAGAAAATGGGGCCCCCGCCGGAATCCAGCGGAGCGATTCTGGTGGGGAGAGGAGGGAGGAACGGAGCAGAGCGGAGTTTCTTCCGACGAAGGGGCGGGGCTGCCACTTTCTGATGGAGACGCCGGACGGGGAGCTGGTAGGCGTCTGGCAGGACGAGCTGCCCGCGTTCCTGAAGAAGTACGGACAAAAGGAGGAAACCGGGATCTG